GCCATCGCCAAGACGACCGCGGAATGGATGGGCTGGCGCATCACGCAGCGCACCAGCCGCGAGACGGGCATCCCCGCCGGCCTGCCCTACCTGACGGGCTTCGTGATCAACGAGGGCATCGCCGCCGAAGCGCAAGACTGAAGCGCCACACGCCGCGAGGCGGCACCGCACTGCCCCGCAGGGTCCGCCCGCGGGGCTCCCGGCAGTAGGGGCCGATAGTCGGCGCCCGCAACCGGAGACGAAGACGATGAAGCTTTCAGATACGCAGCGGATTGTATTGAGCCATGGCGCGCAGCACCCTCAATTGCTGGCGATTGCGCCGAAGCATTTGCCAGTCGCTGCCTGCCGCGCGGTGGTGAACAGCCTGATCAAAAGCCGCCTGCTGATTGAGGTTGCTGCGCCGCGCGATCAATTGGCGATGGTGTGGCGCACGGATGCGGATGGCACGCCGATCCTGATCCAGGTGACGGACGAAGGGCTGCGCGCCATTGGCATCGACCCGAATGAGGGTCGCGCGGCGCCCGACACGGCGCCCCAGGGCGGGGAAGACAACGCGCCGCAGCCGGACGACGCGGTGGTAGAACAACCCGCCCAGGCCGCGCCCGAGGCGCCCAACATGGCCAGCGTGAACCTGCGCGAAGCCGCCGAGCGCTTGCTCGCAGCCTGGGAGGAAACGCCGCCCGCCAACGCGGATAAAGACCCCATTGCGCGCGCGATGGACATGCTGCGCAACGCGCTCTCGCGGCGCGGCACACGCGCCACGGGCGCGCCACGCAAGCCGCGCGAAGGCACGAAGCAGGAAGTGGTGCTAGCCATGCTCCGCCGCCCCGAGGGCGCGACTGTGGCGCAAATCGCCGAGGCCACCGGCTGGGCACAACACACGGTGCGCGGGTTTTTCGCCGGACTGAAAAAGCGCCAGGGCATCACAGTCGAGATTGCGGAGCGCATCCGCCAAGTCGGCCCGAACAAGCAGGGCGCGAAGGGCTCCTACACCGTCTACCGCGTGGCGGAATGAAGCTGCGCAGCCACAGCTTGGAATATCAGCCCATAGCCCAGGGATCATCGCGATCCCTGGCGCTTTATTGCCTTGGCTCGCGCGAAACACAGCGCGAAGCGTCCGTCACGCAAGACGGAGAGTGACGATGAAGGCAGAAGCTGAAACCCGATGGATAGTGCTTGGCGCCGACGGGCGGCATGTTTCCCTCGGACGCACCGAACCAAGCGAGGCGGAGGTAGCGACCGCCAGCGACGCCCTTGCCGCGCAGGGGCTTTCCGGATGGCTCGTGTGCATGCAAGGCGACTACTACAGCCGGAGGAAAGTAACGCTCGAACCTCTCAAGCGCATTGGCGCCGAGCACGAAGCAGACTGGCAAGCAGCCCTCACCGCATTCCACGCAGCGCGCCAGCGCGCCACGCACTGACATCCTGAACACCTACCAACGCGCGGCGGGAGGTCGCCGCCATGGCTGAACTGACATCCTCCACGCGCGAAGCAGCCCGACGCCTCGGCGTCAGCGACACCACCATGCACAAGGCTGAACGCACGGGGCGCATTACGCGCGAGCCCGATGGCCAATGGGACATCGCCAAACTGCGGGTGCAAATGCGCGAAACCGCGGACCCGCAGCGTTCCGCCCTCGCTGGCAGCGCGGCGGCCGAGGGCACGCCCTTCGCTCGGCTCAAGGTCGCGCAACTCGCCCTTAAGGTCGAAGCCCAGCGCCTGGCCCTCGATGAAAGCAAGGGCCGGCTGCTTGATGTCGCAACCGCCAATGCGACGATTGATGAAATCGCCAGCACTATGCGCGACGCGCTGCTGAATTGGCCCGCGCGCGTGGCCGGCGTGATTGCCGCCGAACTCGGCGTCGAACCCCATCTGCTGCAAACCATCCTACAGCAGCACATCAACGAGCTTCTGACGGAGGCTTCAGATCGCTTCGACCCACCAGGCATCGGCGGCGAGCGAGAGCCGCACGCGTGAGCATGTGCGCCGCCGTGCCGGGGCCATGTTGCGACCACCGCCGCAACTCACTGTCTCGGCATGGGCGGAACAGCATCGTATCCTGGGCAGCCGCGCCTCGTCCGAACCCGGCCCCTGGCGCACGGGCCGCACGCCCTATCTCCGCGATGTGATGAATGCGTTATCGGCAGTGCATCCGGCGCGGCGGATTGTGTTCATGAAGGGGGCGCAGGTGGGCGCGACCGAGGCAGGCAATAATTGGCTCGGCTATATCCTGCATCACGTCCCGGCACCGGTGCTGGCGGTGCAGCCCACCGTGGAACTCGCCAAGCGTTTCTCGCGCCAACGCATTGACCCATTGCTGGAGGAAACACCGGCGCTGCGTGATCGGGTTGCCCCGGCGCGGGCGCGCGATAGCGGCAATACAATGCTGTCCAAGGAATTCCCCGGCGGCATTCTTGTGCTGACCGGCGCCAATAGCGCGGTCGGGCTGCGTTCCATGCCGGCCAGGTTTCTGTTTCTGGACGAGGTAGACGCCTATCCCGGCGATATTGAGGGCGAAGGCGATCCGATTGCACTCGCCGAGGCACGGGCCCGCACCTTCGGCTGGCGTAGGAAAGCCTTTCTTGTGTCAACCCCGACCATTGCCGGGCGCAGCCGGATTGAACGGGAGTATGCTGCATCTGACCAGCGGCGCTTTTTCCTGCCCTGTCCGCATTGCGGCGCGATGCAGTGGCTGAAATTCGAACGCCTGATCTGGGAGAAGGGCGACCCGCGCAGCGTGCGCTATCATTGCGAGGATTGCGACACGCCGATTGAGGAGCATCACAAGACCGCCATGCTCGCCGCCGGCGAATGGCGACCGACTGCGGCAGCGGAAAACCCGCACACCATCGGCTTTCATATTTCGGCGCTCTATTCGCCGGTTGGCTGGCTGTCCTGGGAGCAGATCGCGCGCGATTGGGAGGCAGCGCAGGGCAAGGCCGAGGATCTGAAAACCTTCCGCAACACCGTGCTGGGTGAGACCTGGCAGGATCGTGGCGAGGCACCGGATTGGGAGCGCTTGGTCGAACGGCGCGAGGATTTCCGGCTTGGCGTGGTGGCGCATGACGCTCTGGTGCTGACGGCGGGCGTGGATGTGCAGGATGATCGGCTGGAATGCGATATCTGGGCCTGGGCGGAGGGCTATTCCTCCTGGCTTGTCGATCACATCGTCATTGCTGGCAGTCCGCGTGAGCGTGCGCCCTGGGATGCGCTGGCAGACCTTCTCGCGCGCGATTGGCCACGGGCGAATGGCGGCGCGATCCGTATTGCCAAGGCCTGCGTTGATACCGGCGGACGCGACACGGCGGCGGTTTATGGCCATCTGAGGCGCCTGCGCGATCCACGCATTGCGCCGACCAAGGGGGTTGATGGTTGGAACCGGGCGCAGCCCGTGCAGGGGCCGACGCCCGTGGACGCATTGGTCGATGGACGAAAGCTTCGGCGCGGCTTGAAGCTTTGGACCGTGTCGGTTTCGACCTGGAAGGTTGATCTTTATCGCCGGCTTTGGCTCGGGCGCGGCGAGGCACCAGAATTCCCGCCTGGCTGGGTGCATTTGCCGCAGGGGATTGAGGTTGAATGGGTCAAGCAGTTGGTGGCCGAGCAGCTTCACCAGGTGAAGGACCGTCGCGGCTTTATCCGCCAGGAATGGGCCAAGCTGCGGGATCGGAATGAGGCGCTGGATTGTGCGGTACTGGCGCGCGCGGCGCTGTGGCTGCTGGGTGCGGATCGGTATGGCGAGCGATTTTGGCAAAGGCTGAGTGAAGATATCGCGAATGCGCCGGTGGAAAGCCAGGTAGCGGAGGCTGCCACGCCGATTGCCGCGCCAAACCCTGAAACACCGCCAATGATGCGCCGGCCCGGTTGGCTGGCGCCGCGTGGCGGTTGGCTGCGTTGATTACTTTCGGGAGGAAATCATGAGTAACGGGGAACTCCACGCACGCGAGCGCGAGGATCTGTCGCTGCATGTCGAGCGCTGTGCCGAGCGCTACACGGCGGTGCGTGCCGAGATCTGTGGCCTGCGCAAACAGACGCGCCGGATTGAAGGTGCGATATGGGGCATCGTTGCCGTGCTGATCGCGCTTGGCGCAGGTGGCGCGCAGATCCTGCCGATCCTGCGCGCACTGGCGCGCGGTGCGGCTGGGTGATCTGCCTTGGACCCCGCCACCCTCGCCTGGGCGCTGGCGCAGCCTGCCGGCAGCCGCGCGGCCGTGCTGGCCTCCGCCTATACAGGCGGCGTCACGCGCGTGACCTTCGAAGGCCGCACGGTTGAATACCGCAGCCTGGATGAATTGGGGCGTGCCATCGCCGCCCTATACGGCGCGGAGAATGCCACCGCACGTCGGCCGGGCGTGACACTCGCCAGCTTCACAAGGAACGCATGATGAAGCTCCACCTGCGCGCTGCCTGGGATGCCCTCCGGGGTTACGCGGCCGCGCAGGAGAACCGTGCCTCAACCTGGTCGCCCTCGGGCGGCAGCGCGAATGGTGAGATCGGTATGGCCGCTGCCAGCGTCGCGCGGCGCGCGCGCGATGCTGTGCGCAATGACCCCTATGCCGCGCGCATCGTGGATCTCTGGACTGGCAATGCGGTCGGTGCGGGCATCACGACCCGCTGGCCGGAGACGGCGCATGGCGCGGCCTGGCAGGCCTGGGCAGATAGCGCTGCTTGCGATGCTGAGGGCAAACTTGATCTCTACGGCCTGCAAGCGCTGGCCATGCGTGCCGTCGTCGAAAGCGGCGAATGCTTCATCCGGCTGTTGAGCGTGCCTACATCGCCGCGGAACCCGATCGGCCTCAGCCTGCAGGTGCTGGAAAGCGATCATCTGGATACGGCGCGCAATGGCGTGGTGAATGGCGTGCCGACCATTCAGGGCATCGCGCTTGGGAATTTTGGCGAGCCGATTGGCTATTGGCTTTTCCCAACCCATCCCGGCGCCTGGATGCTGCCTGGCGCGCGGCTGGCGAGTAATTTCATCCCCGCACGCGATGTGTTGCATGTGTTTCGCAAGCGGCGCCCGGGACAATTACGCGATGTCTCTTGGCTCGCGCCCGTACTGCTTCGGCTGCGTGACCTTGGCGACTATGAAGCAGCACTGCTGATGAAGGCCAAGATCGAGGCCTGCCTCGCCGCCGTGGTCACTGATGATGGCGAGGAAACGCTGACCAAACCGAGCGACGCCAACCCTGGCCTGCTACGCGACGCGCAAGGCCGTGCAGTGGAAAGCTTCGAACCAGGGATGATCCTCTACCGGCGTGGCCAGGGTGATGTAAGTGTGGTGAACCCCTCCGGCGGTGGGTCGCATACCGCCTTCGCGCGACGCTCGCTTGAAGCCGCCGCTGTCGGTGCTGGTCTGACATACGACCAGGTCTCCGGCGATTTGACCCAGGCGAATTACTCGAGCCTCCGCGCCGGCAAGATCGAATTCCGCCGGCTGTGCGAACAGGTGCAATACGGCATGCTGATCCCGATGCTGGTGCGGCCCATCGCGGAGCGCTTTCACGTCCAGGGAACTTTGCTGGGGCTGTGGGGCGATGTGATGCCCAAGGGTGTCGCGCATGTGCCGCCAGCGCATGAGATGATTGATCCGCTGAAAGACACCACGGCTTTGATCGCCCAGGTGCGCGCCGGCTTTGTCCCGCAGCCCGAGGCCGCCGGCGCCTTTGGCTATGATTTCCGCTCGGCAGTCGAGATGATCCGCGAAGCCAATGCCGCGCTCGATGCGGCTGGTATCTCCCTTGATACCGATCCGCGGCGTGTCGCCAAATCCGGCGGCGCACAGGACGCAGCGCAAATGGCGGCAGTGGAAATCGCGGCCACAGGTGCGGCCGGGGCAGCAGCGCCAACGCCGGCAGATACCCAAACAGCATAGGGCCCACCATGACCGAAACCACCGACCCGGGCGGGAGCGATCCCGCGCCGGCTGATCCCGCTTTGCCTGATCGACTTCCCCCCGACGGGCAATCGATCACCGCCCGCCGCGCCATCACAGCACCCACCACCGTGGATCGCGCTTCCCGCACGGTCGAGGTCGTCTGGTCCACCGGCGCGCGGGCACGCAACTTTGTCCCGTCGCTGGGCGGCATTACCGAAGAACTGGATATGTCGCCCAATGCGGTGCGCATGGCGCAGCTCGGCTCCGGCAATGCACCGGTGCTGAACACCCATCGCAGCAGCGATGCGCGCGATGTGCTGGGCCGTGTGATTGCCGCCCGGCTTGAAGGCGGGCGCGGCCATGCGCGGCTGCAATTCTCTGCTGCTGCCGATGTTGAACCGCTCTGGCAGCGCATTGCCGATGGCACGCTGCGCGCCGTCAGCATTGGCTATCGCGTGCATCGCTATGACCAGCGCCCCGATCCGGTGAGCGGCGAGATGATTTACCGCGCCGTGGATTGGGAACCTTTCGAGATTTCGATCGTGCCCATCCCGGTTGATCGGGATGCGCAAGTACGAGGCGCGGCGCCGCAGGGCGCGCCGTCCTTCGCCATTGAACCCGCCCTGCCTGATGAGGAACCAGCCATGACCGAGACGACGCCGGAAACCCCGGCAGCCCCTTTGGCGCCGCCTGCCGCGTCGCCGCCCGCAACCACTACGGTGGAAACGCCACCTGACCTTGAGGCACTGCGCAGTGAGGCACAGCGCGCCGAGCGCGAGCGCATTGCCGGTATTGATGGTGCCATTGACGCCGCACGCGCCCTGGTGGGCACCGAGACCGCCGCGCATATCCGGCGTGAGTCTGTCGAGCGCGGCTGGCACCCGGACCAGGCGCGCCGTTCCCTGTTCGACGCGATGGTGAAAAGCGCCGCGCCGCCTTCCACCCCGGCGCGCCCGGAAACTGGGCCTGGGCATGACTCGCCCTCGGAAATCCTCGATGCCATGGCGGAAGCCTTGGCCGCGCGCAGCATGCCGGGATACCAGCCGCAGGGTGTCGGGCGGCACGCCGAATTCATGGGCTGGCGGCCTTCGGACATGATCGGCGAATTGCTGAGGGTCCGCGGCGAACGCAATGTGCCGCGCAACCCCACACTGCTCGCCGAGCGTGCCTTTCACACGACCTCCGACTTTCCGCTGCTGCTTTCCGCTGCGGCGAACAAGATGCTGCTCGCGGCCTATCAGCCGGCAGCGCCGAGCTATCGGCAGATCTTCCTCCGCCGTGATTTCCGCGACTTCAAGCCGCACCGGCATCTGCGTGTCGGCGATTTCCCGACGCTCATGCCGCTGATGGAGAATGGCGAGATCCAGGCCGGCACCATGTCGGAAAGCCAAGAAATCGTCCTGCTGCAAACCTTCGCCCGGCGCATCCGTGTGACGCGGCCCATGCTGGTGAATGATGACCTGGGTGCCTTCACGGATTTTGCCGCCGCGATTGGCCGGCGCGTGGCAGATTTCGAGAATGCCACGGCCTATGCGCTGCTTAATCAGGCGAATGGCGATGGCCCGACACTGACGAATGGCCCGGCTGCGGTGTTCGGCACGGCGGCCGCGCGGTTGAATAAGGCGGCGGCGGGCAGTGCGCTGGACATCAACAACCTTGCCAATGGTCGCGCTGCGATCCTCCGGC